CGTTGAACACGACAGCTTGACTACTTACGTCGGAATTCTGTCAACGTCAACCCACTACTATCAACCAACAACTACTTTCATCAACGGTAACATACGTAGATGTCGCCAGAGCTGTGTAGCCTCTGTTAATACACAAGACTCTGGAGTTGAGTGTCTTTGTATGTCGTGTTTAAATAGGAGGTTGTAGTAAGTTGTCCTCTCCAACGAATGAGTTTCAAATCAAACGTAAGCGTGGAAGACCACGTAAAACTGATTTAGCCGAGACCGCTGGCCTCACGAAGCGTGAACAGTCAGCAATCATGCGTGAGTACCGGTCTCGTATGCTTGCGTCCCCTAAATCAGAGAAAGTGTTGCAGAAGATCATGGATGCAGCACTAGACGACGACCACAAAGCGCAGGCTGTCGCGTGGAAAATCATCGCTGATCGCTTGCTGCCAGTGTCAGGGTTTGCAGAAGAAAGCAACTCACGACCTTCAATACAAGTTAACATATCAACAGTGAGTGACGCCATCAACGTAGGTGGTACAACGATTGACGGAGAGGTGAATGAAACTTAAACATTTCGAGATTGAAGAGTTTAATTGTAAAGAGACGGGTGCTAACAACATGTCACCCAACTTCCTCATCATGATTGATCGTTTAAGAGAGTTGTGCGACTTCCCCTTCGTTATCACCAGCGGTTATAGGAGCGATAAACACTCCGCTGAGCGTGATAAACCAAACGGTGGTGGTACGCATACAAAAGGTATTGCAGCGGATATAGCGGTATCTAGCGGCTTTGAGCGCTATATGATTGTAGAGAAGGCGATAGAGCTAGGTTTCAAAGGTATTGGCGTTGCTAAAGGGTTTGTACACGTAGACTTACGCAATAGCAACTACCCCGTACTATGGACATACTAATATGGTTACTTATGGCTCTAAAGGGTATATACCGCAGGTAGCTGACAATAACACTTACGTTAGCGTAATAACAGTCCCTACTGGTTATCACTGCAAAGTAAACTACTTCCTTGCAGCTGCTAGTGGTTCTATAACTATAGATGCTCGTTGGTCTGACGGAAGTGATTATTCTTTCCTACACAGTAAGAATATGTCCGCTGGAGATTTAGTAGAGTTTGGTGGTGATGGTAAGTACCTCATCATGACGGAAGGTGAGACTATTGACATACAGTGCTCTTCCGTTAATGCTACGTTCATCATCTCTTATGAGCTGTACATAGCGCCAGCAAGCACTATCGTTCTATGACAGACTTAAACATATCACTACTACCGTGGCAACAAGAGGTGTTTAACGACCCCACACGGTTTAAAGTGATTGCCGCTGGACGACGTACAGGTAAGTCGCGTCTAGCAGCCTGGATGCTCATTCTGAATGCGCTGAATGACAAGCCAGGTGGTGTGTTTTACGTAGCTCCGACGCAAGGGCAAGCTCGTGACATTATGTGGTCAACCATCTTTGACTTGGCGTCACCCATAATTAAAGGGCAAAACGTTAACAACTTAACCATCACCCTAATAAATGGCGCAACTATTTCTTTGAAGGGTGCTGACAGACCAGACACAATGCGTGGTGTGTCGTTGAAGTTCTTGGTCATGGACGAATATGCGGACATGAAACCAGACGTTTGGGAAGTTATTCTACGCCCAGCGTTAGCTGACCAGAAGGGTAAAGCTGTCTTCATAGGTACACCACAAGGGCGCAACCATTTCTACGATTTATATCAATATGCAGAGTTAGGAGACGATGACACTTACAGGGCTTGGCACTTTACGTCTTACCAGAACCCCCTCCTTGATCCGGAAGAGATTAACGTCGCAAAGAAGTCGATGTCCTCTTACGCGTTTCGTCAAGAGTTTATGGCTTCGTTTGAAGCGAAAGGCTCTGAAATGTTTAAAGAAGAGTGGGTTACATTCGTGGATGATGCGTACGTTAGCAACGGTGATTATTACATCGCAGTTGACTTGGCAGGCTTTCAAGATGTCTCTAAGAAGCGCTCTAAGAATACACGACTAGACAATACAGCCATAGCGATTGTACGTGTAGATGAAGAGGGTTGGGTTGTAGAGAATATCATCTACGGACGCTGGACGCTTGAAGAGACAGCGCAGAAGATATTCCAAGCCGTACGTGATTACAAACCCGTCAGCGTTGGTATAGAGCGTGGTATTGCTAAGCAAGCCGTTATGTCCCCGCTAACAGATATGATGAAACGCTACAGCTTCTTCTTCAGAGTGGAAGAGTTAACACACGGCAACCAGAAGAAGACAGACCGTGTGATGTGGGCGTTGCAAGGTAGGTTTGAGCATGGGCTTATTCGTTTACGCAAAGGTGAGTGGAACAGTTGCTTCTTAGATGAGTTGTTCCAGTTCCCTGACCCACTAACCCACGACGACTTAATTGACGCGCTAGCCTACATAGATCAGCTAGCCAAAGTAGCATACTCCGGTTCGTTTGTTGAGTATGACGAATTCGACGTATTAGACTCTGTATCAGGATACTAACTATGAGAGATTATAACGAAGGCGAAGAACCCATCATCATCGAGCAAAACCTAGAAGACTGGGTGATGTATAAGTGTGATGAATGGCGCGACCACTACGAGAATAACTACAGCCAGAAGTTTGAAGAGTATTATAGACTCTGGCGTGGTATCTGGGCGTCAGAAGACAAGACGCGTGACAGCGAACGCTCACGTATCATCTCTCCCGCACTCCAGCAAGCGGTTGAGTCTTCTGTAGCAGAGCTAGAAGAAGCTACATTTGGTCGTGGTAAGTGGTTTGACATCAAAGACGACAAAGGTGATCCAAACCCCGCTGACGTTGTATTCCTAAGACAACAGCTGCATACAGACTTCCAGAAGACTAAGATTCGTAAAGCGGTTGCAGAGTGTTTAATTAACGCCGCTGTCTTTGGTACGGGTATTGCGGAAGTTGTTTTAGAAGAAGAGAAGGAGATGGCTCCGGCTACGCAGCCTTTGATGGATGGTGACCTCACCGCTGTAGGTGTAAACATCCGTGATCGCGTCGTTGTTAAAATGCGTCCCATCATGCCACAGAACTTCCTCATCGACCCCATCGCTACCAGCATCGACGAAGCACTCGGTGTTGCTGTTGATGAGTTTGTGTCTAAGCATCGCGTAGAGCAGCTACAAGAGAGTGGTGTTTACTTCGACGTACCACTACAAACAGCACCCTCTGACTTCGACCTAGAACCTGACCAAGAGTTAGCGGTGTTTGAGCAAGACAAAATACGACTAACGAAATACTACGGTCTCGTACCCAAGCATCTGCTAGACAGTGTAGAAGACAACGAAGAGCTGGTTGAGTCAGAAGAAGCAGAAGGTTATTACGTAGAAGCGGTTGTAGTTATTGCTAACGGTGGTGTCTTGCTGAAGGCAGACCGCAACCCCTACATGATGCAAGATCGACCTATTGTCGCGTTTCCCTGGGATGTCGTGCCTTCACGATTCTGGGGACGTGGCGTCTGTGAGAAGGGTTATAACAGTCAGAAAGCCCTCGACGCAGAACTCCGTGCACGTATTGACGCGCTCGGCCTAACTGTCCACCCAATGATGGCAATGGACGCTACACGCATCCCGAGAGGGACGAAACCGGAAGTACGCCCAGGTAAGCTACTACTGACAAACGGCGATCCTAGAGAGGTGTTACATCCATTTAACTTTGGCCAAGTGGGGCAGATTACGTTTGCACAAGCGCAGTCGCTACAAGCGATGGTACAGCAAGCAACAGGCGCTATTGACTCTGCTGGTCTAGGAGGAGCAATCAATGGCGAAGCTACAGCTTCTGGCATCTCTATGGGCTTGGGTGCTATCATCAAACGACACAAGCGAACACTCATCAACTTCCAAGAATCCTTCTTAATACCGTTTGTTCAGAAAGCAGCTTACCGCTATATGCAGTTTGATCCTGAGAACTACCCCGTTGCAGACTACAAGTTTGACGCAACTAGCTCTCTAGGTATTATTGCACGCGAGTACGAAGTAACTCAGTTAGTACAACTACTACAAACCATGCAACAAGATAGCCCACTATACCCCGTGTTAGTACAGTCTATCATTGACAACATGAACCTCAGCAACCGCGAAGAGCTTATTGCTACACTACAGCAAGCCGCGCAGCCTAACCCAGAAGCTCAGCAGATGCAGCAGATGGCGGCACAAGCGCAGATGGCCTTCCAGCAAGCACAAACCGCTGCCCTGCAAGGACAAGCAGCAGAGTCTCAAGCACGCGCTCAGAAGATTGCTGTTGAGGCGCAAACAATCCCACAAGAGCTGGAGATTGACCGCATCAAAGCAATTACAACTAACATACGTGCTGGCGATCAAGACGACAAAGAGTTTGAACGTCGCTTGAAGATTGCCGACACACTACTCAAAGAGCGTGACTTAGACATTAAAGCTCAAAACGCAAATGCACAACAAGGAGGTAGACAAGGTGGTAACACAGCAGCAACTCAACAAGCTGGTGGAGGAGATCAACAACAGCTACGCCAAGCTCTTTCAGCGGTTGGCGGATTTGGAGGGCAGGGTCAATGAGCAAGAAGAAAGACTCAAGACTGGAGCGAGCGGGAGTAAGCGGGTACAACAAACCAAAGCGAACCCCAAACCATCCAACTAAATCACACGTAGTGGTTGCTAAGGAAGGCGACCAAGTGAAGACGATTAGGTTTGGACAGCAAGGTGTAAGTGGCGCAGGTAAGAATCCACAGACAGCTTCTGAGAAAGCCAGGCGTAAGTCGTTTAAGGCAAGACACGCTTCAAACATTTCTAAAGGTAAAATGAGTGCGGCTTATTGGTCGGACAAAGTAAAATGGTGAGTAGATGAAGAAATACAGTGCAGCATCAACAAAGTTTCGTCCGTGTAAAGGTTGTCCAACACCAGCACGTTGTAAGACAGCGGGTAAGTGCATGAAGAAGGCTAAGAAGTAATGCCTATACGTAAAGTTACCGGCGGTTATAAGTGGGGAAGCTCTGGTAAAGTTTACCCCACACGTAAACAAGCTGAAGAGCAAGCTAAGGCAGCTTATGCCAGCGGGTATAAAAAGAAGAAGCGTAAATAATACCACTATATAATGCTTGACATTTGCTCTATAGTGTGATATAATATACGCTGTAAACTCAACTTACAACTGTCCCATAAGGAGAAACAGTGAATAACGAAACCGAAACTTACTTCCGCCACCTAAACGATATGTTCCGTACAGAGGGTTGGAAAATCTTCTTAGACGACATTCGGCAAGGTGTAGCTAACATCAACTCTGTAGAGATGGTGAAAGACGAGCAAGACCTCTACTTCCGTAAAGGACAACTTGCAGTTATGGCTAACATCTTAAACGTTGAAGCTCAAGTAGCAGCAGCGCAAGCCGAAGCAGAAGAACAAGAAGATGCGGAAGCTGTTTGACTTTAGATGCTCGGAAGGGCATTACAAAGAACACTTAGTAGAGGATAGCGTCACCAGTATTAGGTGCGCTTGTGGCGCTGAATCCACTAGGGTGATATCTCCTGTTAAGTCTGTACTCGATCACATCAGCGGTGACTTCCCTGGAGCAACGATGAAGTGGGCTAGAGACAGAGAGCAGAAGATACAGCAAGAACGGAAGGCAACCTCTTAGAGACCTTCTACAAACAACCAATCTCCATAATGCGTTTGCACGGGGTTTAATAATGGCAGCACAGCTAATAGATGAGCGTCCTGAAGAGGATAACGTAGATACAATACAACAGGAAGAAGAAGTCGTACAGGAGACTCCTCAAGAGGAACAACCTCCACTTCCAGATAAATACCAAGGCAAGTCCGTAGAAGAAATTGTACGGATGCACCAAGAGGCGGAGAAGCTCTTAGGTAAGCAGAGTAGCGAAGTCGGTGAGCTAAGGAAAGTTGTAGACACGTTCATTCAACAGCAGACACAACTCTCACAACAACCAGCACCAGAACCAGAGGACGAGTTAGACTTCTACGCTGATCCTGAAGGTTCTATGGCGAAGATGATTGAGCGCCATCCTAAGATTAGAGAAGCTGAGCAGATAGCGCGTGAGTATCGTCAAACGACGGCACTGACAAAGCTACAGTCAAAGCACCCTGACATGTCAAAGATACTGGCAGACAACCGCTTTCAAGAGTGGATTGGGGGTTCTAAGGTTAGGACGCAGCTGTTTCAACAAGCCGATAAGAACTTTGATTACGACGCAGCTGATGAGCTGTTTACGCTTTGGAAAGAGCGTCAAACAACAGTTAAACAAACTGTAGCTGTAGAGAAGCAAGAACGTAAGCAAGCTGTTAAGAGCGCCTCAACGGGTAACGCTCGCGGCAGTGGGGAGCAGTCTAAGAAGATATATCGTCGATCTGACATTATTAAACTTATGAAAACCGATCCCGACCGCTACCAGGCGCTATCAAATGAAATTATGCAAGCGTACGCAGAAGGTCGGGTGAGATAGCTAACATTTAGGAGAATCTAATGGCTACTTCAACTTATCCCGCCACTGGTGGTTTTGTAGATAACACTTCAGCAGCAACGTTTATTCCAGAGATTTGGAGTGATGAGGTTATTGCTGCGTATGAAAAGAATCTTGTACTTGCCAACCTCGTTAAGAAGATGTCAATGCAAGGCAAGAAAGGTGACACCATCCACATTCCTAAGCCCACTCGTGGTTCAGCGAATGCGAAGGTGGAAAACCAAGCAGTAACTGTTCAGAACGCTGTTGAGTCTGAAGTTACCGTAACAATCAACAAGCACTTCGAATACTCACGTCTGATCGAAGACATCACCGAAGCACAGGCTCTTGCGTCTCTACGTCAGTTCTACACTGCTGATGCTGGTTATGCTCTTGCTAAGCAAGTTGATGACGATCTGTTTACGTTGTCTAAGTCATTCGGTGACGGCGATGGTTCTGCATTTGCTACTAGCAACGCATTCTTTATCGACGCTTCAACTGGCTTGACTGAGTACGAAGTTGACACTGTAACCACCTCTGACGTCTTCACCGACGCTGGCTTCCGCGCTTTGATTCAGAAGATGGATGATGCTGATGCTCCGATGGACGGACGCTTCTTCGTTATTCCTCCTTCACTGCGTAACGCCATCATGGGTATTGATCGCTACGTGTCTTCTGACTTCGTAGATGGTCGTGGTGTTGTTAACGGTAAGATTGGTAACTTGTACGGCATTGACGTATACGTAACCAGCAACTGCCCCACCCTGGAAACTGCCGCAGAAAACACTGCTGGTGACGCTATCCGTGGTGCGATCATGGGTCACCGTGATACGATGGTAATGGCTGAGCAGATCGGCGTACGTTCGCAGACACAGTACAAGCAGGATTTCCTTGCTACGCTGTACACTGCTGACCGTCTCTACGGCACTCAAGTGCTACGTCCTGAGACTGGTTTCTTGTTAGCTGTAAACGGCTAAGCCTCTTTAAGCCCCTCTACGGAGGGGTTTTCTCTTTCTCTTTTCTTGTTTGTTTTCGTAGGAGTGGTCTATGGCGTTATACAGAGGTGATGGTGGAGCTGGTGACGCAAGCACTGATGCTTATGCTTCACAGATCGCCACTTACGCTCAGACTGCCACTACCAAAGCAAACGAAGCTAGTGCTAGTGCATCCGCTGCATCCGCATCAGCTACCGCAGCAGAGACAGCACAGACAGCAGCAGAGACTGCTGAGACTAACGCTGAGACTGCACAAGCCGCAGCTGAAACTGCTCAGACAGCGGCAGAGCTTGCGGAGAATAATGCTGAGACTGCGGAGAATAACGCAGCCTCTAGTGCATCAGCAGCATCCACTAGCGCATCCAATGCAGCTACGTCCGCTAGCAGTGCGTCTACGTCAGCTACTACAGCTACCACTCAAGCAACCAATGCAGCATCGTCTGCATCTGATGCGTCTGACTCAGCTACAGCGGCAGCGTCCAGTGCATCTGCTGCATCCACTTCAGCGACCAATGCAGCATCCTCTGCATCAGCAGCGTCCACAAGCGCCTCAGCAGCCTCTACAAGCGCCTCTAACGCCTCTAGCAGTGCTACGGCAGCGGCAGCGTCTGAAACAGCAGCAGCGGCCTCTGAGACGGCTTCAGCGGCATCAGAGAGTGCAGCAGCAACTAGCGAAACTAATGCAGCTGCAAGTGCTTCAGCAGCGAGTGCCTCTGAGAGTGCAGCAGCAACGTCAGAGAGCAACGCAGCAAGCAGTGCATCCACAGCTACTACTCAAGCAACTAACGCTTCAAACAGTGCTACTGCTGCGGCTACATCAGCCACTAACGCAAGTGATTCTGCGTCAGCCGCTAGCACCTCTGCATCCAATGCAGCAACCAGTGAAACCAATGCAGCCTCTAGCGCATCAGCAGCATCTACGTCAGCTACTAACGCTAGCAACTCAGCGTCAGCAGCAGCAACGTCAGCAACTAATGCAGCCAATAGCGCTACAGCAGCAGCCACTTCAGAAACTAATGTAACTAACGCATTAACAGATTATTATACGTCAGCACAGGTAGACACCTTGCTTGCAACCATTGATGGAGGAACGTACTAAATGGCTAGTACAATTAAATTAAAGAATGGATCAGGCGCACCTCTTGCTGGTGACTTAGTTGCTGGTGAACCTGCATTAGACCTGACTAACAAACGACTGTACACAGAGGACTCTGTCGGTACAGTGATTGAGGTTGGTGTTAATCCAGCAGCAGAGATTACAGCAAACGCTGGTATTGCTCTACCTGACTCACAGAAGGCTACCTTTGGCGATTCTGATGATCTACAGATTTACCATGATGGTAACAATAGTTTTATTGATGACCAAGGGACAGGCGCTTTAGTTATTCAAAGTAATGGCGCATATACTCTTATTCAGAATAGTTCTGGTGTGGCTAATGCACGATTTGATAGTGCTGGTGCGGTAAGCCTTCGTTACAACGGAGCAGAAAAGCTAGCCACCACAGCCTCTGGCATAGACGTAACAGGCATTTTGGAAACAACTGGGTACATAGGCGTAAACGGAACAAGCGGTAACACTGGTGCAGGTTCTGATAGATGGATTGGTGGTGACGGTACAGCTGGTACTTGGTATTACAATGTACCCACAGGTTCTAATCATTACTTCGGCGTAAACAACACTAACGCTATGGCTATAAATAGCACAGGCATAGACGTAACAGGCACTGTGACTGTTTCTGATGGAATATTCACTGATGGCATTGCTGGGTCAGCTTCAGTATTCAATGAAGACGGTACTACCGCTGACTTCCGCGTCGAGTCTGACAGCAACACTCACATGCTGTTCGTTGACGGAGGGCTTAATCGCGTAGGCATTGGCAACTCGTCACCTGCCACAGCTTTAGATGTTGTGGGCACAGTCACGGCTGATGGGTTGACTGTTGAGCAATCAGGAACAGACGTATCTATTGTATCTCGCAACACAAATAATAACGCAAGCGTTGTTACATCTAGCTCGCTAAAGCTAGGCATTACCTCTACTGTTGGAACGCATGACAGTGAGATTAAGGTTGTTGAAAATGCAGTAAATAGCAACACTACCAAGATGGAGTTTCATAATTATTTTGGTGGCACTCTTTATAAAAACTTGACCATTCTTGGAAACGGAGACATCTCATTCTACGAAGATACGGGCACTACCGCAAAGTTCTTCTGGGACGCTTCTGCTGAGCGACTGCACGTAGGTGATGTCACGACAGGCGGGGCACAGTTTAACGTTTCAACAACAGGAGTAAATTTAGAGCTAGATACCAAGTCAGTGGCAGGTCAGGCGCGGATATTATCCTATGATAGATCTGGCGCAACAGAAATGCCTTTACAGCTTCGTGGTAGTGTAATTACGCAGTATGTTGGTGGCTCAGAAGCCATGCGCATTGACAGCTCTGGCAACTTGCTTGTTGGTAAGACTGCGACAACTTTTGGTTTAGTAGGTCATGTATTAAACAATGGCGGAGCAATGGAAGCCACACGGGATGGCGACAAGGCTCTAAGGCTAAACAGACTTACTTCTGACGGTGATATTGCTGTTTTCTACAAAGACGGCACAGCCGTGGGGTCGATTGGCACACAAAGCGGTTATTTAACTATTGGACAGTCTGGCGCTACTGATGCCTTTTTAAGTTTCACTGGTGTTACCATACCTGCAATTCGTCCAGCATCCTCTACTGGAGTAAACTCAGACGCTACAACTGATTTAGGAGCATCTTCAGCTCGCTTCAAAAACCTATACCTATCAGGCGGTATTAACCCTACTGGAGATTCGCTAAATTTATGTAGCACTAGCACAGCTAATCTTTCTGACACTTCTGGTTCTGGTGTAACTGTTACGTCAACAGGAATAAATATCAAGCGGGAATGTACTACCGCCACTCAAGGCTTGTTGCACTTAAATAATATTGGTACAGAAGGTAATGTTATTGAGTTTTACCAAGATGGAGTACAAGTTGGGTCAGTTGCAGTAACATCATCCGCCACAAGCTATAACACATCATCAGACTACCGCTTGAAAGAAAACGTGGTTGAAATGGCAGATGCTTCTAGCCGTGTCTTGGCACTCAACCCTGTACGCTTTAACTTCATTGCAGACCCTGATAAGACCGTTGATGGCTTCTTAGCACACGAGGCTCAAGCAGTTGTGCCAGAAGCAGTACATGGTGTTAAAGACGAAGTAGACGATGAAGGCAATCCTGTCTACCAAGGCATTGACCAATCTAAACTTGTGCCTTTGTTGACTAAAGCATTGCAAGAAGCATTGACAGAAATTGAATCGCTTAAAGCGCGTGTAAACGCATTGGAGACTAACTAATGGCTAACTGGACTATCGCACAACTAGAGCGCAACACAGCAGACGGCGGCGTTATCGTGGCTCATTATCGCGTTACCGCAGAAGACGGTGACTACTCAGCATCATCATACGGCACTTGCGGATTCACGCCAGACCCTTCAGCAGACGGCTTTGTGCCCTATGACAACCTAACTGAAGCTGATGTGCTTGCTTGGGTTTACGAGAGTGTAGACAAGGACGCTATCGAGGCTGGTCTGACTGCGCAGATTGAAGAGCAGAAAGCACCACAGACTGTTGCAGGTGTACCGTGGTAAAGCAAGCACTTAAATCCAGAACTGTACAGTACGGTATAGCTATTGCTGTGCTGTCTGTACTGCAAGGCTTCGTAGGTTTTATACCTGCTAATCCAGTGGTACAAGCAATTGTAGGCTGTGGCATTGCTAGCGGTATTGTTATCTTACGATTCATGACAACACAAGCGGTAAGTGAGAAGTAGATCATGACTGAGCAGTCACAAGAAGCTAGACTACAGCGTATTGAAAACAAACTAGACAAACTGTCAGAAGCCTTCACTATCCTTGCGCGTGTTGAAGAGAAGATCATGTCCTCTAACGGACGCATAGATCGTCTTGAGTTTAGAGCAGACGAATCTGAGCGTGACATGGATAAGATAAAGGCTGTTGTTGGTTACAATCAGAATACTGTTAGAGTTGTTGAACGCTTTGCATGGATTCTTGTGTCTTCATTAGTTGGTACAGTAATGTACTTTCTAAAGTGAGTTGACTATGTGGCAAACTTTAATAGGTCCAATCTCAGAACTTGTTGGTGGCTACTTCAAGCGCAAAGCAGAAGAGAAGCAAGCGACTCACGAGCGCAAGATGGAAGTGATAAAACACGAGAGCAACTGGGACAACATTCAGGCGACCAATGCGGGAACGAGCTGGAAGGACGAGTGGTTTACGATCCTGTTTTCTGTGCCGCTGTGCATGGCTTTCATCCCAGAAGCTGTCCATATTGTCAGTGATGGCTTTAAAGTGTTAGAGGGTATGCCTGATTGGTACAAAGCATTCTTAGGTGCTGCTGTCGCGGCTTCCTTTGGAATACGAACACTGACGAAGTGGGGTGGTAAGTAATGACGCAGATTGTTAACAGCTTGTTTGCAGACTACATCCCCAAGACGGAAGAGCAAACAACCACCACAACTATTACACCAATAGCTCAGCAGACAACATCACCTACAATGTTGACGAGTCAAGACTATGGTTTTGACTTTAGCACCATAGACCCTAACTACCAAACATATCAACAGCCTCTTGTATTACAACAGCAACAGCCTGTACAACAGACAGCACCTGCTCCTACAATGATGGAGTACACACCATTAGATTTTATGGAAGCAGCAGAGAGTGGCACAGGGTTAAAAGCAGATCCTGTAGAGACAATCTACGAAGGTGATAATAGACCTATCTACATCAAAGAGCGTACTGACATTGATGCTGATACATACAATCAATTCTTATCAGAGTTTGATGATGCTGTAGCACAAGCTAATTTAGATTATAGACTGTACACTACGAAACAAAACATAGATCAAGAAGCATCAGGTTCTGTTTATACAGATCAAACTGATAGAGTATTAGCAAATCAAAGCGTAATGAATGATTTGTTTAACACTAACGTCAAGGCTATTGCTGATAAGTATGGCATTCCAATGACGTACACTACCAAAGGTGGTGAAACGTGGACGCTTAATGCTAATGGTAAATATACACGTGTAGAGTCTGTTGGTGGTTTTACGGATTATCTCCCTGCGTTAGCTGGTTTAGCTTTAACATTTGCTGGAGTTCCAGGAGCGTTAGGTACAGCGTTAGGCGCTAGTGGCACAGCAGCTACAACACTGGGCAGTGCTTTAATGTCTGGCGCTTCTACGCTTATACAAGGTGGAGATTTAGAAGATGCTTTAAAAGCTGGGATTACATCAGCAGTTACATCAGGTATTACTGGTGATTTAAATAAAGCAGTTGCTGCTACGCTTGGTGTGAGTGATGATGTAGCAGCAGGTATTACAGCGGCTGGTTTAGCTAAAGCACAAGGCGCTGATACAGACGCTGCACTACTCTCTGGTTTCTTAGCGGGTGCTAGCAGTTACATACAAGGTGAATTACCGTCAGGCTCTGAATGGGACGCTGATAAAAATGCTTTAGTAGGTTCAGACGGACAAATTATAGGACAACAACCAGACTTTGTAGTAGGTGGTCAAGACGCCGCTGCGGGTTCTACTTCAGCTTGGTCAGCTGCGTTGGCAGGGACTGAAAACTTTGCGGCTTCTCAAACAGCAGATACTACAGAAACTCCTGAAATCTTTGCTGGTAGAACAACTGGTGAGCCTACTGTAGATTCAGCTATAGATACTACAGCGGCTGTCACACAACCAACGGCTACTACAACCTCTACTGGAGGTATGTTAACAGGGGATGCTCCTGCTGGCGGTATGGAAGAAACCGTAGTTACAGCGGGGGCAGAAGATAATAAAGTAGCCTATTTAGATGCAGATGGTAATCCTGTTCCGTATGTTTATCAGCAAACTTTACCAAGCGGTGAGGTTAAGACATACTTCTCAGGAATGCCTGAGTTTTCTAAGAAAATGCAGAGTCTTTTACAATATTATTTAGACTCAGGTAAATATGAAGTATTTCAAAAAAATGTTATAAGTTTGTTAAGTGGCTATAATATTGTAGATAACTTTGGAGGTGTTATTACTCCAGACGAATTATTCGCAAAGGACGCGACACAAGTAGATGTTGTTGATGACACTACTAAACCAGTAGAGGATACAACTGCTGATACTATTACGCCTGAAGATACTACTCAATTAGATCAACCACCGTTACCACCTACGGATGAAACTTTAGATATACCAGAGATACCTGTAGAAAACACACCTCCAGAAATAACTACAGATGTTACTCCTCCTGTACTTCCTCCTGTTACTCCAGAGCCTCCTGTGATTCCTACACCAACAGGCGGTGGTGGTAGCTCTGGAGGCGGCGGAGGCGGTGGCGATATGCTGACAGGTGGTGGAGAGACTGGAGGTGCTGGAGGTGGCGCTGAAGGTACACAAACTGCTGGAGGTACTGACGGAACACAAGGAGCTGAAGGCACTCAAGGCACTGAAGGTACGCAGCAAACCACTGAAGGCACACAAGGAAGCGAAGGTACTCAGCAAACTGCTGGCGGCACTGGCTTTAACGCACAACAAAATGCTCAGACTGTTCTTGAATATGCTGTAAAAAATCGTGGCGAATACAGAGAAGACTACGACTACGACAACGATGGTAAAGTAACCGCAAATGATGCTCTTCTTGCGTTAAAGACAGGCATGTCTCGTGAGGATTTGTTTGGTGTTGTTGAGAGTATCTTTGGTAATACGGTTGAGGACGTGTCTGCTGCATTAGATTCTATTGGTGGGTTAGAAGAACAAGTTGCTACAGCCTCTGATTTAGTAGGTACGCTAACAACTGAAAGAGATACGTTAGCTAATGAAGTAGCCACATTAGAAACACAATTAGCAGACGCTCAAGCTGCTGCTGACGCTGCTACTGCTGCGGGTGCTGAGAATGCCGCTGAGTTACAAGCCGCTGCTGACGCTATAAATGCAGATCTTGATATGGCTAACGCAGACTTAGAAAGTGCTAATGAAACTATTGCTACTTTAGAAACTGAATTAGGAACAACACAAGAAGACTTAGCAGCTGCACAAGAAGATTTAGCGGCTGCACAAGAAGAACGTGATGCAGCGTTAACAAACGTAGCTGACTTAACTGCTTTGTTAGACACAGCTAAAGAAGATGCTGACGCTAAGCAAACTGAAATAGATGAGTTAACAACTACGTCTGCAACACTTGAAACTGAATTAGAAGAAACCACTACTAAACTTGAAGAAGCTAATACAACTATAGCTGATTTAGAAGAGCAATTACAAACAGCTAAAGATACTGGAGCTGATAACGTCGCTGAGCTTGAGGCTGCTTTAGAAGAAGCTAAAACTAATGCTACAGATCTTGAAGAACAATTAACAGAGAAAACAACTGAGTTAGAGACTGCTAATGAAACTATTGTAGCTAAGCAGGAAGAACTAGATACTGCTAATGCTTCTATTGAAGATTTAACAGGTCAATTAGAAACCAAACAAGGCGAACTAGACACCGCTAACGCCTCTATCGAAGACTTACAAGGTAAGCTCACAGCCTCTGAAGAAGCTAACGTAGAGCTACAAGGTAAGTTAGACACCGCTAACGAAGAGAAGGCTACGGTAGAGGGTGAGTTAGAAGTTGCTAAAGAAACTAACACAGACCTAACCAATCGTCTTGAAGATGCTAACACAGAGATTGATTCGTTGAATGAGAAACTAGGTGCTGCTAACGAAGACTTAGACGCTCTGAAAGATGAATACGCTGCTGCTGTTGTAGCTAACGCAGAGAACGTAGACGAACTAGAACAAGCTGTTAAAGACAAAGAAGATGAAATCGCTGGTCTTGAAGGTGACATAGAAGGTCTTAACGAAACTATTGACGGTTTGAATCAAGAGATTGCTGACAACGAAGAAGAGATTAGCGGTCTTGAGGGTGACTTAGCTGATGCGCTAGCAACGATAACAGGCTTAGAAGGTGACTTAGCTACGTCACGTGCAGAGACTGAGGCGGCTGTCGCGGCTGGTGAAGCTGCTGCTACGGCTGCTGGCGAGGCTGGTTATGAGTCAGGTTATGGCGAAGGTGTTGGTACAGGCCGTGGCCAGGGGTTTGGCTTAGGCGTAGGTGCTGGAATGCTGACAGGCGGTGGCGGTGGTGTAGCAACGACAGCTCCACAGACACAGCAGTTTATGCAAGAGTTACGACCAGACCTAACGAAGATACAGCTACAACCATATCAACCAGCAAAGAACTATTTAGATGAACTTATAGCGAGACTAAACGCATGACATATTTACAACTCGTTAACAAAGTGTTGACTCGCTTGCGTGAGGAGACCGTAGACACAGTTGCACAGAACACGTATTCAGCGCTCATAGGCGAATTAGTAAACGACGCTAAGCGTTTGGTTGAGGACTCTTGGGATTGGTCTGCGTTGCGTACGACGCTAACAGTAACCACCACAGCGGACATCTTTAATTATGTGTTGACAGGTAGTGGTAATCGTGCTAAGATGTTAGATGTCATTAACGATACCTCTAACTTCTTCATCGAATACAAAGACGCTCACTGGTTTAACAAGGCGTTCCTGGTCGATGAACCTGCGTCTGGCTCTCCACGCTACTATACATTTAATGGCATAGACTCTAACGGCGACACCGCTGTTGACATCTCGCCAATACCAGACGGTGTATATACATTACGTTTTAACAGCGTACTGCGTACAGCAGAGCTAGAGAATGACACAGACGAAGTCACTATACCTACGCTACCTATCATTCACTTTGCCGTAGCGTTTGCATCACGAGAGCGTGGTGAGACGGGTGGTCAAAGCTCTGGAGAGTTGTTGATTATGGCGCAGCAAATGCTCAGTGACGCTATAGCGTTAGACGCAATCAAGCACCCTGAAGAAACCATTTACGCGGTGGTGTAACTATGGCTCAGCCTTTACAGAATATAACGATTGCTGCACCAGCATTCAAAGGATTGAATACGCAAGACTCACCTCTTACGTCTGATCCTTCGTTTGCTGCTGTAGCTGATAACTGCGTCATTGACCAGTACGGACGTATCGGAGCGCGTAAGGGCTTTGACGTTATAACAACAGACGCTACTCCGTTAGGCTCCGCTGAAATAGAGTCTATGGGGTACTTTGAAGACAATGACGGCAATGAAGAAATCTTTAGTGCAGCTAACAATAAGATATTCAGCGGCACAACTACGCTAACGGACATCACTCCTGCGTCTTATACCATTACAGCTAACGACTGGAAGATGGTTAATTTCAATAACAAGATGTACTTCTTCCAAGGTGGTCATGCTCCTTTAGTGTACGATGACACTAATGGCATCTCTAAAATTGTAGACCATCCAGATAACGTAGGTACTCCACCAAACGCTCACGAGGCTTTAGGCGCTTATGGTCGTCTATGGACTTGCGGTTGTGGTTTAAACTTACAAGTTGTGTTCTGGTCAGATTTGTTGAATGGTGTTGCTTGGAGTGGTGGTACGTCTGGCTCTATCAATGTCGCTAAAGTGTGGCCAGATGGCTACGATGAAGTTACAGGGTTAGCAGCACACAACGGCTACTTAGTCATCTTTGGTAGACACTCAATCATTGTTTACCAAGGCGCTGAGTCTCCAGCAACAATGCAGCTTGTAGACACCATCGCTGGCATAGGATGTATAGAACGCGACAGCATACAGAATACAGGTGATGACTTAATCTTTCTGTCGCATGTTGGTCTACAGAGTTTCTCGCGTGTTATACAGCAGAAGTCTATGCCGTTACGTGACATGAGTAAGAACGTGCGCAACGACTTCATGAACTTAGTGGAAGGTAACACCGCTGGAGTTAAGTCTATCTTCTCTCCAGAGAATGCGTTCTACTTAATCACACTACCCACTGAAGACATTACGTTCTGCTTTGATATGCGCGGAGCGTTAGAGGATGGTAGTCATCGTGTTACACGTTGGACTGCTACACCATTTACCTGCTTTACACGTAAGTCAGACGGTACGCTGTTAGCTGGTAACATCAACGGTGTTGGTGAGTATGGCGGTTACATGGATAACGGTGACACTTATCAGCTGCGTTACTTCAGCAACCCGCTGTCCTTTGGTGACTCGTCGCGTATTAAGATGTTGAAGAAGATTATCCCTACAGTTATTGCTGGCAGTGCTACGCTAGTGAAGCTGAAGTGGGGCTATGACTTCTCACAGTCGTACGCAACAGACTTCTTACAGCTACCTACGATTGTACCCGCAGAGTACAACATTGGTGAATATGGCATCGCTGAATACTCTTCAACTAACGAAGAGATTCTAAAGAAAGCAATCAACACAACTGGTAACGGAACTTTGGTTACTGTAGGAGTAGAGGTGGATGTCAACGGACAACCCTTCTCTCTTCAGGAGTTTAACATTCAAGCATTACTTGGAAGGATGATCTAATGAGCAACTACACTAAATTAGTCAACTTCGCAGCTAAGGACTCACTGCCTAGCGGTGATGCTAATAAGCTCGTGAAGGGTACTGAGATTAACACTGAACTAGCTAACATACAAACTGCTGTCAATAGTAAAGCAGACACAGCGTCTCCCACGTTCACTGGGACTGTCACTGCTGCTACTGTTACTGTTACTGGTACGCTTACAGCAGGTACTATTGATGGAGG